GTATTATTAACATGGGATATACCATGGCGCATTATACTCTTAAAGAATTCACAAAAAATCATCAAAATTCCATATATTTTGATGTTAAAATAAAAGCACAGGGATTTGACTTTGACGACTTGTAAAATCATTATCAAGGATGAAGTAAATGTTAAGATTGAAAATTTAGATCTTGACACACGCAAAGCCTTGGTTAAAAAATTCAAGTATGAAGACCCCACTGCTCGCTTCAGACCAGCCTATAAATTGGGTCGATGGGACGGCACAGTGAGCTTCTTTGGTCTTGGCGGAACAACCTACATGAGTATGCTTCCGCAGGTCTTAGAATACCTTGAGAGTAAGAATTTTTATATTGAATTAGAAGATCAGAGGTCTCCCATCTCCCTAGGATTTGACGAAATTTCCACGGATTTTTGGGGTGATTTGACATGGCCCGAAGGACATAGATTTGCTGGTCAACCCATACGACTTAGAGAAGACCAAGTTGAAGTCATAAACATATTTTTAAAAAATCCACAATGTATTCAGGAAATTGCCACTGGTTTTGGTAAAACAATTACCACCGCAACTTTGAGTAAAATTTGTGAAAAATATGGTCGAACAATAACCATTGTGCCTAATAAAAGTTTGGTAGAACAAACACTAGAAGATTTTGTCAACTGTGGTTTAGACGTAGGCGTTTATTATGGTGACAAGAAAGATTTAGATCGAACACACACAATTTGTACTTGGCAAAGTCTTAATATTTTAGATAAAAATACCAAAAATTGGGACGAAGTAGCCTCGGCAAAATTAGAGCTATTATTGGACAATGTTCAAACAGTCATGGTAGATGAAGTACACATGGCCAAGGCAGAAGTGTTGAAAAATCTATTGACACGCAATCTAGCCAAAGCACCAATACGTTGGGGTTTGACTGGTACTATACCCAAGGCCGACCACGAATTTCAAAGCATCAAGGCCAGCCTAGGTGAGGTGGTTAACCATGTACATGCTCATGAATTACAGGAAGCAGGTGTATTAAGTAACTGCCATGTGAACATTGTACAAACTGCCGAATGGAAAGAGTTTGGCGCATACGCAGAAGAATTAAAATATTTGGTCACTGATGATAATCGTATCTCTTATATCTGTGATCTAATACAAGGAATAGCGGAAACTGGGAACACCCTGGTACTAGTTGGTCGAATAGAGTCTGGAAAGACCATGGTCGAAAAAATGCCTGGAAGTGTTTTTATTAGTGGTGAAGTAAAAACCAAAGATCGAAAGGCAGAATATGACGAAGTTAAGACTGTTGACAACAAGATTATTGTGGCAACTTACGGTGTGGCCGCTGTGGGTATTAATATTCCTCGGATTTTTCATCTGGTTCTCATTGAGCCCGGTAAGAGCTTTGTCCGCGTTATACAATCAATTGGACGCGGTATTCGGAAAGCCGACGACAAAGACTTCGTACAGATCTGGGATATCACGGCGGCGTCAAAATATGCCAAGAGACACCTCACTGAACGCAAACGCTATTACAAGGAAGCGAAATATCCTTTCACAATTCAAAAGGTCAAATATTAATAATGCAAATACTAACAATAGAAAACGAAACGTTTTATCTGAATGAACTTCCAGACGAAATAGATGAAGACATGCGATTTGCTGTTATGGATAACAGCGATAGCTCCAATCCAGATCACTTGTTTGTACCACTGATCTTTTTAGAAAGTTTTACAGGGCCAGCTGTGGTGTTGAAGATTGGACCGCATGAACTTACCATGCCATTAGATTGGTGTACCATCGTAGGTGATCCAGAAGGTCCAGAAATGGAAGTGTTGCCATTGACTAGTCTTAACGATCGAGGGTTTAAAACATTTTGTTTCAATCCACGCAGTAGTTTTAGACCAGAATTTTTAGACATTGATATTATTGATGTTTATCAAGACGTCAAATGGTACTTTCCTAAAATGCGTCCGGGACAACTGCTGTGTACGCCATTGGAAAAAGGCCCCAAACCACGCTGTGCTTATTTTGTCAAAGAAGTTAGTCGTCAAAGTGAGATTGTAGATTATACTAAATGTTGGTAATATGGGAAATCTTAAACCAGGCGCAACGTATATTCATGAACGTGTAGGTGATGTTGTCTACAGCAGAGAATTTGGTGCCGATCCCAGCACCAGACAGGTAGCTGGCTGGGATTACAATAAAGATGATCCAAATTTTGATCCCAGGACATCGGATGGCCGTACATTGATTGATCAGATGCGAGAAGACCAGTTATGGGGAGAAATTAGACGTGCGGCGAAATCCAATCCCACTATACAAGAAGCCCTGGAACGTGTTAAAATAACTTATTACCTTAGCAAAGAATATGATGATCGATATGGCAGAAAATAATTCAGTATTTGTTGTTGGCGACAATGAAGTAATTCATATCGATGCCTCCGGCAATATAGGTGTTAGTACTTGTAGTCCTGGAAAATATTTTACCGTGACATTTCCGCCAGATCCAGAACCTTTGACTGAATGGTATAAAGATGCTGTAAAACAAAAAGGACTTGTTCCACATAAAAAGGAAAGAGATGGCAACTAAAAAGACAGCTAAACCAAAAAAAGAAAAATTACTGGAAATTGGTCGAGTAATGTCTGCCATTGACACTAAAAATTATGAATTTTACAACAACCTAACTCCGGAAGAACAAAAAGAGTTTAGCCCTTATCCCTTACTTCGATCTGTCAGCAACACCACAAGTAAAAATAGAGACCTACAGGAATGGTATGTAGAAATGACCAATGAAATGGTCAATAAAAATTTCTTTGAACTAAATCATAAGCATCCTGGATTGATGTATAAGCTATACGCAACAGTAGGTACCGGCGGTACTACTTTTCACGGATACTTACCATCCCTTAAGTATAAGTTTGATAAATTTGAAAAACTATTGGGTGAAATATACCCTGCTATGAAAGCTGATGAGATCAAAATGCTAGCCAGCATGATGGATAAAAATGACCGAGAAGAGTTGTTTGACAGCATGGGATTTGATAAGAAACAAAGGAAAGAATATGAGTAAAGAATTATGGACTGTATCAGTAAATAAAAATCATGAAGTTTACATCGTGTCAGATGATCACACTCATGACATAACAATGAAGGTTGAAGGTACTTTTGTCGAACTAGATGACCTTGTTTGGTTTGCCAGCAATTTGGCAAGAAAATTAAACGGAACATTAAATGATAGCGTTGGTGAATCAGTCTAATAAGTGCGCTCATTGTGGCAAGGCATTTGTACAAGAAAAAACTCTTGTGGCTCATATGTGCGAAAGAAAACGCCGTGCGCTTCAAAAAAATGAAAAGAGAGTACAAGCTGGCTACATGGCATTTAATAGATTCTGGCAGTTGGCCCAAGGCGGAAAAAAGCTCAAAACCTATGAAGAATTTTGTGATACTGCCTACTATAATGCTTTTGTTAAATTTGGTTCTTTTATAAACAATACTAATCCACTATATCCAGACAAATTTGTTGACTATGTGATTAAAAGCGGAATCAAATTGGATCACTGGTGTAGAGACGACTTATACGAAAAATATCTGTATGACACAATAAAGACAGAGCCGGTGGAATCCGCAGTACAACGAACCATACAAAATATGATGGAATGGGCCGACGAACACAAAGCACAATTTGAACATTATTTCAATTATGTTAGTTTAAACAAAGCAGTACATGATATTAGAAACGGCAATATTAGCCCGTGGGTAATTTTAAATACCAACACTGGTAAAAAAATGATACAGACAATGAGTGACGAACAGTTGGATATGATTGCTCCGGCTTTTGATGTTCCGTATTGGTTAAAAAGATTTAAAGAAGTGCCAGCAGATGTTGCGCTGGTAAAAGAAATTTGCGAAGAGGCAGGTATTATATGACACAATTAAAAGGATTAGTTCCAAAAGGATGGGGCTCGGAATATATTTGGGCTACCAATGACAAGTACTGTGGAAAATTTATGAACTTTAACACAGGTGCTAAGTTTAGCATGCACTTTCATAAAGACAAAGAAGAAACATGGTATATACAATCAGGCAAGTTTATTATCCGTTGGATTGATACTATTAACGCAGAAGTTTACGAAAAAGAAGTACATGACGGTGCTGTGTGGCATAATCCTCCATGTATGCCACACCAAATTGAATGCCTAGAAGCGGGTACTGTCATTGAAGTAAGTACTCCGGACTCTGTTGAAGACAACTATCGTGTGGGTAAAGGTGACAGTCAAAAATGAAAATTTTAATCACAGGATATAAGGGATTTATTGGCCAAAATATGGTCAATGCGCTCAAAGATGAACATGAATTAAGTTTTTATGAATGGGGAGATCAAGTTCCAGAATTTGAAGGTCTTGACTGGTGTATTCATCTTGGTGCTATCAGTAGTACCAACGAAAAGAATGTGGAAAAGGTCATGCGACAAAATCATGACTTCAGTTGTATGTTGCTTGTGGCTTGCCAAATCAACAAGGTAAATTTACAATACGCATCCAGTGCCAGTGTATATGGCATGGGTCCAAACTTCAGCGAGGATGGCGAACTAAGTCCGCAAAGTCCTTATGCTTGGAGCAAATATTTGTTTGATAGACATGTCAAATCACAAAAATTTGACAACATTATTGTACAAGGGTTTCGATATTTTAATGTCTACGGTCCACACGAAGATCACAAGGATCAACCGAGCCCGCATCACAAATTTACCAAGCAAGCAGAAACAACTGGTGTGATTAAATTGTTTGAAGGTAGCGAAAATTTTAAACGTGATTTTGTGCCAGTGAGTGAAGTAATCAACATACACAAGAAATTTTTTGATGTTAAAGAAACTGGTATATGGAATGTGGGCACTGGCAAACCTCAATCATTTCAGCATATAGCAGAAACTATTGCTGAAGGTATGGAAGCACGGATTGAATATATTCCAATGCCTGATGATATCAAGTCACAGTACCAAAAATACACCTGTGCCGACTTAACCAAGTTACGGAAATATTATCCATGACCACGGTAATGGTTAACGGAACATTTGATATTTTGCATCCTGGACATGTGGCGTTGTTAAACACTGCCCGTAGTTATGGTGATTATCTTGTTGTGGCAATAGACACAGATCGACGTGTTAAAGAACTTAAAGGCCACAAAAGACCAATCAACAATCAAAATTTTAGACGTACTATGTTATCAAATCTTAAAGCTGTGGATGTTGTAGAATTTTTTGATAGTACAGAAGAATTAATTGAACTGATGAAAATGTATAAACCAGATGTGTATGTCAAGGGTAGTGACTGGAAAACGGACACACAATCCACAGCACATCAATATTGTAAGGAAGTAGTTTATTATGACAGAGTTGGCGACTATTCAACCAGCAAGATCATTCAAGATATTATTATTGGGTGACAGTTGTACTGACGAGTACTATATAGGTACTTGCGATAGACTAAATCCCGAAGCACCTGTTCCCATTATGAATATTCGGGACCACTATACCACACCGGGTATGGCCAGTAATGTATATAAAAATTTAACCACATTAGGTTGCAAAGTTGATTTTATTACCAATGCGGAAACAATTACAAAGACACGTTACATTGATAAAAAATCTGGTCAACATTTATTAAGAGTAGATAATGACTGTGAACTAACTCCCTGGAGTGGCCGCACTACACTACCTTTAGAAACTTATGATGCCATTGTAATGAGCGATTACAATAAAGGATTTTTAACATATTCAGAAATGCAACATGTATGTAGATCGTTTGATGGCCCAATTTTTATTGACACCAAAAAAACAGACCTAAGACGATTTAATCCTGCTTTTATCAAAATTAATGAATTAGAATATAGCAAACGAACTAGCGAAGCCAGTAATATGATTATTACTCTAGGTGGACGAGGTGCTATGTATAAAAAAGATTTTCTAACAGCGGTTTACGATGGATACCCTGCCGAAATAGTGGATGTATGCGGATGTGGTGATACCTTTTTATCAGCATTGACTTATCAATACCTAATGACAAAGGATATAGATAGTGCTATAATATTTGCTAATGCCGCGGCCAGTATCACAGTACAACACCGAGGAAATTATGCCCCAACATTGGACGAAATAAATGCCAGACATTGATATCGATTTTGCCGATAGAACGCAGATACTTGATGTAATTAAACATGTACCAGCAACCATCGACGGAGTCAAAAAACACAATACAGGAATTTATGTACAGGAGATTCCAGTTAATCCATTGACTGGACAATCCAGTATTGAATATAAGATCGCTGAAGCAAGGGGCTATTTTAAGATAGATTTTTTGAATGTCAGCATATATAAAGACATCAAAAATGAAGAACATTTAAACACATTACTATCAACGGAGCCATTATGGGATCTACTAGAACAAGAAGAATTCACGAATCTCTTATTTCACGTGAATGGTCACGGGCACATCTTGAAGACGCTGAAACCGAAAACAATAGAAGAGCTCGCGGCCTGCTTGGCAATAATACGCCCAGCAAAAAAACACCTCTTAGACAAGAGCTGGAACGACATATTCGCAGAAGTATGGACGAAGCCGACGACTGACGACTATTATTTTAAAAAAGCACACGCTGTGGCCTACGCAATGGCTATAGTTGTTCAAATGAATTTGATCTGTGAGAGAATTAGCTACGAATACTCTTAGGAGTTCTAACCAGTTGAATTGATTTGCGTTTGATCCGCTTTTCCGCAATCTCTCTTAAATTAACACTGGGTCCAAAGATTAGTTCAACATCTTTGCTGTTAAAAGTTTTAATGGTATACTTGAACAACTGCATTTGTTGTTTAAGGAAAATATTAATGGGAATTCTACGATTGCTTTCCCACCACCAAGTTTCTCCCATTTCTAAAAAAAGCTGTCGTTCTGCGGAGGTTTTGATCAGTGAAATGTCGTAGATAGTGGCCACGTATTCGTCAAAATTTATTATGATTCCGACATACTCTGTATTATTTGATTTGATACAGGAAACAAAGGGATAGTTTTCTTGGAAGGTTTCTGGGGTTACCATTATTAATAAATACTCTTATGCAAAGTTTACCAATCTATTTATATCCAAATATACTCGAGGTCATATTAGATTTGGATCCAACTACTCGAGGAGTCAATCAGGTTATGTATCAACGTGAACTAACAATACAAAAAGGTATTAAAAACAATATAAGAATACAATTTAAGAACAGCGACCAAAAATTGGTAACTGTGTCTAGTAGTTCCGTGTTTGTGTTTAACATGTTTGATGCCACAACTCAAAGACAGTTGTTGAGAAAACAATTAACAATCTTAGATGATACAATGTTGGCAAATACTTCAGCAGATCAACCTGTGACTGGCAATACATTGACATTTACCAACACCAATGGCATTGCTATAGGACAGACTGTAAGTGGTTTTGGAATAACACCAAATAGCACAGTGGTCAACGTATCAACTAACACTGTCACCTTGAACCATTTGACAACCTATCCAGTATCTTCCTCAACTTCATTGACTGTTGCAACTCTAGCTCTACGTGGGACCGCACAACTATCACTAACTGAAAGCGACACATTAGGTTTAGATATAGGGCCTTATCAGTACTCGGTGACCTACATGGATATGACTGATGGCACATTTTTACCCACATATTCTAACACCTATTACAATGTTGCTGGTATAGTAAATGTGGCACAAGATGCGTACCCTGTACTTCAGCCCAGTCAGGAAATCACTGCTTTCTTAAAAACCTATAATTCTCATACTCAGTTATATGAATGGAAAAGCGGCAATGTCTATGCCTATCCAGAGTATAATTCAAACTCAGCTCTTCAAACCGCGGCCATGTACATGACCAATTTCCGAGGACAAGTGTTTATCCAAGGCACATTAAGCAATCAACCAGACAGTTACAACAAATACTTTACCATCGCTGCCAATACCTATAATGGGTTCAGTGGAGTTGACTATGTGAATTTCAACGGTATCTATTCTTATATTAGAATCATGTATATCCCTACCAAAGGCCCTTTGGATTCGGACAACACAGACACTGCTTACTCCGGAACCTTTGACAAAGTCCTATATAGAAGTTAAACTTAATAGATGAATGACATACAGTCGACTCTATTAACATTACTGCCTCCAAAAAGAAAATCTACACCCAGTGGATGGACTAGCTTTGATGCTGTGTGTTGCCATAACAATGGAAATACTCGAGACACTAGAAAACGTGGCGGAGTACTAATAAATTCAGATGGCGGATTTCAGTATCACTGCTTTAACTGTAATTTCAAAGCGGGCTGGACTCCGGGCAAACTATTAAGTAAAAATACCAAAAATTTATTCAAGTGGTTGGGCCTATCTGAATCTGATATTGGCAAGTTAGGGTTGGCCGCTCTTAAAATCAAAGACGATCAACCTGTAATCAAACGTCCGCTAAATTTTGTATTGGAAGAAAGACCGCTACCTGATGATTGTTTATCCATCGATACCTGGGTAGCAGAAGATTGTCAAGATCCAGAACTGCTGGCTGTAATTGAATATATTGTATCAACTCGCAAAATGTCTTGGGATTGGTATGATTGGCATTGGAGTGCCACCCCCGGTTATAGAGACCGTGTGATTATTCCGTTTTATCATGAAGGTAAAATTGTGGGTTATACTGGGCGCAAAATAACAGACGGTAAGCCCAAGTATTTGACTGATGCTCAACCAGGATATGTGTTCAATATAGATGCTCAGATCAACAATAGGCAGTATACTATAGTTGTAGAAGGACAGTTTGATGCTATTGCTATTCAAGGATGTGCTATAGGTCATAATGAGCCTAACGAAACTCAGATCATGCGGATTAACGCATTGAATCGTGAAGTTATAGTTGTGCCAGATCGAGATCGCCCAGGTGCCAAGATGATAAAAACAGCCATTGAACAAGGATGGAGTGTGAGCTTGCCCCCTTGGGAAGATGACATCAAGGATGTGGCTGATGCTGTAAAAAGATATGGAAGACTGTATACCTTAACCACAATTTTAAAGTACAAAGTGTCAGGCGAGATAAATTTACATCTATTAAAGAAGAAACTAGAGAATGTCGAAGAATAAACAACCAAAACCCAATTACGATTACAACATGCAACGGCTCTACTTGGAAATGTTTCTAAGTGATGCTGAAACTTTTATCAGATGCCAAAATATTTTTGATCCTGAAAACTTTGATCAAAAATTACAAACAGCCGCTGAATTTATTACCAAATATGTAGATGAATATAAGGTCATGCCTGAAGTCAGTATTGTTAATGCCAGTACAAGAAGTGACTTTGCCTCAGTGACTTTGGAACGTGAAAACTATGACTGGCTGTTAAATGAATTTGAGCAGTTCAGTAGACACAAAGGCTTAGAGCGAGCAATTATTGCTTCTAGCGATTTATTGGAAACTGGTGATTATGGCCCAGTGGAAAAATTGATCAAAGATGCTATACAGGTTAGCCTTAGCAGAGACATGGGCACTGACTATTTTGCTGATCCTAGAAGCCGACTGAGCAAGCTCAAAGACAATAATGGACAAATTAGCACAGGATGGCCCAGCATTGATAAGAAATTGTATGGTGGATTTAACCGTGGCGAGTTGAATATTTTCTGTGCTGGATCAGGTGGCGGTAAGAGTTTGTTCTTGGCCAATATGGGTGTTAACTGGGCCTTGGCCGGATTAAATGTTATCTACTTGACATTTGAATTGAGTGAAGGCTTGGTCAGTATGCGATTAGATAGTATGACTACTGGCATTAGTACTAGAGACATTTTCCGTAACATTGATGATGTGGAACTCAAGGTTAAAATGCTGGAAAAACGCAGTGGACACCTACAAGTTAAGTATATGCCTAGTGGTAAAAATTGTAACGATATTCGGGCCTATTTGAAGGAATATCAGATCAAAACAGGGGTAAAACCAGACGTTTTACTCATAGATTACCTCGATTTAATGATGCCTTTGTCAGTGAAGGTAAGTCCCAGCGATTTGTTTGTTAAAGACAAATATGTGTCAGAAGAGATTCGTAATTTGGCCATGGAAACACAATGTATTACGGTAACGGCTAGTCAGTTGAATCGTAGTGCTGTGGAAGAAATTGAGTTTGACCATAGTCATATTTCGGGTGGTTTGAGTAAGATCATGACAGCAGATAACGTGATTGGTATCTTTACAAGTCGTGCTATGAAGGAACGTGGACGCTATCAAATCCAGTTTATGAAGACACGTAGTTCAAGCGGTGTGGGACAAAAAGTTGAATTAGAGTTTAACTTGGATACATTACGCATTACTGACTGTGAAGAAGAACAGGAAGGCAGTTTTAATCAACAGCGTCAGAACAGTCCATCAAATAGTGTTATTGATGGGCTAAAACGTACTAGTCAAGTCAGCACTAGCACTGAACGAAGTGATCCTAAAGAAGGCTTTGATTTTAGTAAGTTGCCCAAGCCGCGGACAAATGCTCCAGCAATTAGAAGTATGATCAGTAGTCTAAATCCAGAAAAGGATTAAAACCAAAGACTGGCTTGATGATACGCACTGGCATCAATAGCCTGTTGCCATTGATGTTCGCCACCATGCGAACTTAGTACTAGATCAACAGTAGCAGGTACAGTTTCCCAACTCATACTGTTACGCATGATTTTTTTACTGGGACGGACTGATAGGCTTTGTGCTAGCTCAATTCCTTCCCAACTCCAGTATCCAGCACATGCCCTAAACATGCTAGGGCCTTCTCCAGCACTCAGCGCAGTGAGTACTGATATATCGTTGGTTATGGATAACTCATCATTGATAGACACTGTTGAGCGACCTGACCAATCTTTACTGTGTATGACATGTACTCGATCTTGACCATTTGGGCCACCAAACCATATGGGATCATGGCCGTCAATATCTATACCAATTCTACTACTGATTTCTTGAAGTGTTTGGTTAGGGATGGCTTGATTAATTTGTATACCAATAGCAATGTCAGGAGTATGACTTACCACTAATATTACACCATGTTCAAGCGCATGGTGGCTGGTTCTAGGACTAGAACATAATAAGTAGCCAAAATAAGTTTTATTTTTAACTGTTGTCATATCCAATATTTATTGGAATAAATATCCAGTCATGATATCAAACGAAATTTCTAAACCCATAGAGTATCACAAGGTGCTTAATCCCAAACTGTGGGATCACAATCGTTTAAAAAGCAATGTTAGGGGTGCCTTGTTACGTATTGCTGAAGATTTTAAAAATTATATTGAGACTCCATTTCGTGTGGTAGACATAGTGATCACTGGTGGTAATGCCAATTACAATTACACGACGCATAGCGACATTGATCTACACCTCATAGCAGACTATGATAGTGTGGAATGCGACAGTACTGCGGCTGAATTATTTGACACCAAGAGATTATTGTACAAACGTGATTATGATATCAATATTCACGCTGTGCCTGTAGAGTTATACGTGGAAGATAAAGATCATCCTGCTGTTAGTGGAGGGTGCTATAGTGTGTTACATGGTCGTTGGATCAAACAACCCAACTCCAATCTTCCCGACTATGACAAAGAAAAACTAGAGCATATGGTTGCTGTATGGCATGAAATACTGAAAAATGCCACAAAGACAGGTTCTTTGGATGCATGTAGAAATGCGGTACAGCTACTACGCAAATACCGCAAGTTGGGATTACAAACTAAATCAGGAGAGTTTAGTATTCCCAATCTAGTGTACAAGAGTTTACGAAACGATCACACACTGGCAGGAATCACAATCTTAATTGATCGACTACACGATCAAGAATTAAGCCTAAAATAATTATTTGTGTTGGCTTACAATTTCAGGCTTAATTATGGCCTGTATGCCGTAAGCATCGTTAGTCCATACAACTAGGTTTTTCAGGGCTGTTATAGTCAACATACTGTCTAATCTCTTTTGTGCTTGTCGAACTTCGTCGCCCACTAACCAAGGATATGCTCCAACTCTGCTGGTAATAATTTGTTGACTTTCTGGATCAGCAATCATCTTTCGGGCCGCGGCAATCAATCTATCCTTGTTGGGGTTATTTTTATTGACCCAAATAACTTTTTGTAATACGTCCCTATAGCTTTTGACCAATAGCCAAGCATCGTAAAACTCGCCACTAGGATCTTTGCCCCATTTGGCCTTATATGCTTCGTTAAATGTACTTTGGCCCTTGGGAAAGTTTGTATCTGAAATTAACTTGCCTGTCTTAATGTCCATGAGTCCTGCTGAGAACCATGTTTGATTAAATGCCAATGGTTCAATTTGTTGTTTGTAGAGAAAGGGATTTTCTCTAGTAACATTTAGCTCGCCTCTGATAAATCCCAGTGCTGTTTCAGAATTTTTCATACCCCGAACATAGATAACATGTTTACGAAAACAATCCAAATAGTCTGCCATCTTGGGCAACGGTCCACAAACCATCATGGTTATGGCCATGGCATCAGGATTCATACCAGACCCTGCGGCAAACTTGATGATGTTTTTGTAGGGGTCCTGTGTTTTATTATAGCTCACAATGATAGTTTGATTTTGTGCTAGGATAGGTTCATAGTCGTTAAAATTAAACTTAACATCTTCTAGTAGGTATGCTTCTGCTTGCCCGCCGTTGCTGTACCACATATAGGAGTCATCATAACGATATTTTTCTGCCCATTTGTTGCCGGCAGGAATATCTCGAGCGCCCTGTATAATTTCTGATCGAATAGGCTCGCCCAAGGCCTTGGCCAGTTCTGGAATAACCACAGTGGGCCACCCGGTGGCGCTGGGTACTACCACAGTCATATCTGCCAGTGCCAAATTACAGGCACAGAATAAAATAATTAGTAAAAGTTTCTTCATTTGTCCTCAATGATAGTTAATGGTTGTGCGGTTAAAAAATAACCCGTATACTAGTATTATTACACCAAAAGCAAGCAGACACAAACTAATTGGATGATGCAGGAGATCTTGAAATTTATACAGTGCCAAAAATTGCCCTGTGGTTAGTTCCAATCTATGACTAAGAGTAAAGCCTATGATAAAACTGATCCTACTGATTTTGAAATATTTAAAACATAGTCCCACTGCGGTCATTATGGACAATATGGCATAATCCTCCCAGCCGCCTGTATAGTCGACGCAGGACCAAACAATCAAGGCAATCAAAGGGGCCGCCCAATACTTAAAGGGCACACGGGTTATTGCTGTGGCATATTTTATGAACGCTATACTGATAAAAAATGTTAGAACCAAACTTAGCATGAAACCAAAACTCAAGGCATCAAAAAATTTGTGATTTGACAGCAGTGTTTGGCTTCCTAGATCCAATCCCACATAGGCCAGTAGGCTCATAACCACTGCTTCAAAAGGAGCCGCAGGTACACCAAACAATACCGTGGGCACATAGGCAGTGGCCTTTTGAGCCAGTGTGGCACCCTCAGGACCAATTACACCTTTGACATTGCCTGATCCAAAAGGCATGGTTTCATTTTTGTTTGTGGCCACAGTTTGTCCATAGCTTAACCAATCCACAATAGCCCCGCCTATACCAGGCAGTATACCAATTACCCCACCTATGATTCCACCTCTGACACTGATCCATCGGTTCGCCCACCAATCCCCAAATCCTTGTCGTATTTGTAGCCAATTATCTTGAGATGACTGTAGGTATGTGGTTTTAATTCTAACAGCGTTTATGATTTCAGGCAGTGCCATCAACCCTGCCATGACTGGAGCAAATTGTATACCATCGGCTAGATAAAACCAGCCACCAGTAAATCGTTCAGCGTTAGTCACAGGATCAGTACCAATCGATCCAGCAAATATACCCAATACCAGTCCCAGTATACCTCTTGCCCAATACTGACTGCTTAAGAAACAGATGCTGGTAACAGCCAAGATTAAAAATGCCCACTGTTCAGGTATACCAAAACTCAACACCACATTGGCATAGTAGGGCAATAGTAAAATAGTTAACGTTCCCCATACTACGCCCTGACTCACTGAACTAAACACACTGGCACTCATGGCTCTGGCAGCTTCACCGCGTTGAGCCATGGGATATCCATCCACCATGGTGGCAGCACTACCCCCGCCTCCTGGTATGTTCATGACCACACTGGCAAACAGATCGCCCACACTGGCTGATACAACCACGGCAGTGGTAAACACAATAAGACTGTAGGGGTCGCCTCGGAAATAGGATATAAAACTATAGATAGTCAGCAAGGCTGTGCCGGCACCTGCCACAGGAATAATGCCAAACACAAATCCATATAGAGTGCCCAATAACAGCCAAGGTGTATATTGAATTACAAAGTCCATTATCTAAGACGCCACTCAGCGTAGATTCGATTGGTTTGATCCCATCGCAATTCCACAATTTTAAAACCAAACACATCGGCAAGTCTAATATGTTCTTCAAAAGACCAAGGATAAAAATCAATTAGTTCAGTTTCCACAGCACCGTGGTCTTGGACTCCAGGATTACAACGCCAATATATTCTTCCCTTGGGTAACAGTAGATTTTTTACTAGGCCAATTTGATTTTCTATGGTTTCCCTTGATCCAAAGTTTATGCTGCCAAGACAAAATGCCACATTGAACTGCTCTCGATTGACTCGAGCAAATTCCTCCAAGGTCAGTCTATGATCTGCCTCATCAAAAGCAGGATCTATGCCTATTAGATTAGGTATAAGTTTTTTGAAATGATTTCGACCACAACCAATGTCTATAACTTGCTCATTGGCGTTAATACGACTGGCCAGTTGTAGCCCAGAATAAATGACCCTGTCTATGTTGCTGATAGGCAGTGTGCTCCAGACTTCTCTGAAATAATGTGTTAGTTCCTGTTGATTCATGCAATCCGTACATGTGTGTCATTGGCAATGAAATCTAAAAATTCTTTTGGCGGGGTGATGCCAAGAATTCGGCATAGTTCATGATTGTCCCTGATGTCATTACCTGTCCAATATTTTAACAGACAATAGTTCTGAAGAGCAATATGTTTGGACATCGTGTCTAAATCTCGATAGAATTGATAGTTGGGATAGGTGATATTGAATTCACCGCATTTTATCCACCAATCCAAACAATCGCGGTCATTACGGTAGACTAGAACTATGGGGCAGTCGGGCCAGTTAGCCCTCAAAAAATCTATATGATAAACAAAATGATGACAGCGTATGATGCGTATACCCTGTCCTGAGAAGGGGCGATCAAATTCTGCCTCGCACTGTTCAGGCGTACGATCACTGAGTCGATCAAACCATTGCCCAAATTCCATGCCTGGATCAAAGTATGAACCACCATGAAACCCCGAAATAATTTCGGTACCCGCATGACTGTAGGTGCGATCCTCAGTATAGTCGGTGCTGTCAATGTCCACACTGTCTTTGATCAGTCGTGGTATACTGCTCCACCTAGAGCCTGGGGCGCCGGTTACAAAGATATATTTCATATCTTTACTTATTGCGGGGTATCAGCTGTGGGTAAATTATCTGGAAGGGTTAGGCTACGATCTAATTCAGATCCACGTTTATGCTGACTGAGAATTTCAGGAATATTGAACACACTGTAACTATATTGTTTGACCGTGGTCTTCATGGTTGTGTAAGTAGCACATTCAGTTTGATAAAGAGTTTCAAAATTTGTCATGGCCCAACGTTGAAAATCTTCAGTGTTATAAAATGCTTGAAAATTATTGCCCAGAGTGTTTTTATTCATACGGACTAGATTATCCAAGTGCATTTGGTATTTGAATATGAATCTAAAGTAGCCGGCCAGTTGATATGCGTATTCAACTGTCATAGGAAACTGACTTAATTTTGGAGCCACAGCAGAATTATACAGTGCTTGACTCACTGCGGTATCACATTGATGTATTCTAGAATGATTACTTACAAAATAGTCTTCTGCGGATAGATATTTGTCCGAATCATTCACGGGTGATTTATAAAAGTCATCAATTCTCGAATCGCCCACACTGCCTTGATGACATTTAAAAAATCTCTTGCCCAAACTAAAATTGTGCTGTAGTACGGGAAACAGTTGATCATTACAGTCACCAGTGATCACAGTCCTATTGCTTACCGGTTGTTTTAAAAAGTCAAAATGTGAGGGCATTGCATCATTAATAAGATAATTGTTCAAAGGCAGACAATCAAAATTTTGTCGTACATGGTCGTACATCTCAGGAAATTCTCTTTGGCTGTTGGCATCAAAGGCCACACTGAATTTAATATTGTTTTTGACCAAGGCAGCAAGTATGGCTGTGGAGTCAATACCTCCGCTCCACATGACCACAGGATTCAAATTAGCATAGCTACCAGCAGTCTCATCCATGATCTCTGCGTAGGTCTTGGCAGTGTAAGTGTCAGACGGTATGGTAATTGGTGATCCGGATAAAAATATTCCTGAACGGTCAGTGAAATTATCAGCAGGGTATCTACGCACAGGCAACAAGATCAAGGACCTATAGATTTGATTGAATTCTGAATCATTTTGAATACATTCAGCATCTAATGCCAAATCTGACATTTCTCTGTCGTCAGTGACGTCATATATGCTGACCAACTGTGTTCTTGGATCCTGAAGATCTCCCAATAATACCAAATCCACAGGATCAGTGAGTACAGTGGCAGCAGGTACATAGGTCAAAATATTACCCATATAGACCTTGATTTCGTAGTCCTGGGCATTGGATAGTGACGCAACCTGCTGACGAAGAAGATCTAATGTATCTGACATAATTTAATTTTTTAATTGTATCTAAAGGTTTGATAGCCGGAACCATTAGAATATGCGGGAGCGTATAATAGCCCTGTATTGGAAAATCCTCCCCATTGATAATAACTGTAACCGCCACCTTGGTAATAATAATATGCGCCGCCAGGAGTGGCTGTGTAATTATAACCAGTGAGTGAGTTGAAAAAATATCTAGGTGGATAGCCATTCATGATCAAGCCACTATAATAATAGGGGTAATAGTTGTAAACATAAATATTGAACACACTATAGCCGTTGATTGTAAAGCCAGGATTGTTATAGGTTTGAGATTGGGTGGTGGGGTTGGTGTTGCGATCACTGGTGTAATACCAATTCCAACTATAGTATAGAGTGGTACCATAACTGCGTCCGTAGAATTGGCCCATGTTGATGGCTTGGTTGGCGCTCTGCCCCACCAGTTGCTCTGGGAAGGTGTCTCCCATGGCAATACCTCCGTGATAGGCATAGAAAGCACCCAGCTCATAGCCGATGCCATTGGAGGCACCGTCGTTGCCTAATCCCAGTGTTCCGCTTGATGGTAATGTCATAGCAGTATTTAGCTGTGTCAATTAGTTGATTTTGTTCATGGGGCCCAGTATAATTACAGTATATAACCAAGAGAAAGAACACACAAAATATGCCCACAATCTACATAGACATGGACGGAGTGGTTGCAGACTGGGAGACCGCTGCCGAACAATTTATCCAACAGCAAAAAGACATCAACAGCCTATGGCCCGACGAGGAATGGCAACGAATACGCAGTCAAGATCATTTTTATCGGCACTTGCCAGAAATGCCCCGAGCACATGAGCTCATGGCTCTGGCTCGTAGATTTAGAGACGAATTGGGTTGGCAGTTGTGCATGCTCACAGCCATACCACACAAAAATGACATGCATGAAGTGTTCCATGATAAAATTGATTGGATGGCCGAACGCTGGCCCGAGGTACGTGTACACTTTGGTCCCTACAGCTATGACAAACAACATCACTGTGAACCCGGGGACATCTTGGTGGATGACCGAACCAGCAACTGTTTAGAATGGCGTGCCCGGGGTGGCACGGCTGTTCAGGTCACCAAGGACTACGATCTAGCGCTACTAGAGCTGGCGGAATTATTTAGAATCATCAGGCTCGGTGCCTGATATTATGGCCGTGCTGGTGTCACGGTCTATTGTCATATAACCTTCACAGGTCATATTCCAGTCGTCACCACCCCCACCTGATCCTGTGACGGAATCTGTGACCGTGAGCCCTTCTATGCGGAAGTGCTTGAACAAGAACTCCCTACCGTTCTCAAACACACGCCACACATGTTCGGCAGTGCCACGTCCCGCCTGTCCACGACTCTTGTTGAATCTTATGTGATAGGTGTTCATATGATCTCAGGCGGCTCGGGTGGGGGCAAAGGCGCCACAGCGAGATTGAAGTGTATGAAGCGTAGAGGCTTCTTACCACCGTGACGTGTAAAGCTGTGGGGCACATAGCTGTTGGTAAAGAACAACAAGCCTTCACGGGGAGCAAATATGATACTGCCACTGGCCATGGTGGCATCACGCCCATTGCGTTCAGGGAGATTGGTCATGTTCTTGCCTGGACGTGGATCGTGTAGCTGTATGATACTGGAATCCTTGGGCACGTCTAGGAAGTAAAAGCCCGATAGTTGACTGCCATGCCCATGTGTGTGATATTCCATACTGCTGTGCAGGTGATGTTCCTGGCACCATACCTCGGTCATGGCAATCTGTAGATGATCCATGGCATAGCCCTGACTGTTTAATATGTTCCAGCCAGTCTGTGCCACATAGTCCAAGAAGGGCCGTAGTGCCTCCTCGCCAGTGAGATTGGCAGTTTGATACACGGGGTATAGGGGATTGAGCTTGGTGCTCTTCCTAGTCAGTGACAGATGCTGTAGACTGATTCCTCGCAATGTGTCCAGGAAATCCTGTTTGACTATGGTATAGGCTCCGGTGACAAAGTGCTGATGTAGACTCAGTAGATCACCCTGCGGAGGTATTGTGGCCTCGGCTGCAGGTGTTTCACCCATGATGACTTCTGCGGTATGGTCAGTGGCAGTGGTTGATGTCAAAGTGTGGGCTCTTGAGGTGGTGTGAGTTGACTGCGATGATAGGCCGCGGCTTCAGCTGCCGCTCTAGCTTCAATGGCTAGGTTGGCCGCATCCTTGGCTGCGCGATTGGCTGCAGCTTCAGCAGTGATCCTTGCCTGTTCAGCTAGATCCGCGGCTGCTTGAATCTTGGCTTCTAACTCCGCACGAGCCCGATCCACAGCAGTGGTGGCCATGACTGATTGTTTTTTGGCCTGAGCAAACAGCTCCTGCTCAGTTTGTTCAATGCGTTGATATAAGGTACTAAACCATCCCATGAGATATCTCCTAATGTGTATATACAGCAATTATATAGGTATATTTACCCCAGGTCAATGTGCATGGTAAAAAATTTCTGTAAAAAATTTCGTCCAGGGGATCTTTAGAACGCTAGATAGTTTTCAAGCGCCAAATCTCAGTAGAAACAAGCTGACACTGCTTTCACGACGAAAAGCCACACCACAGTAAAAGGCCTGCTTGAGAGTCCACATATCCCACGTCCAATCCCGATAGTGTGGGCCAACATGACGTTCTAACCATGACTCCACACAGTTGACCTGTTCAATCCAATCGCCCTGTCCTTGGTGTCTAGGATCTTCTATATAGGGCCATGGAGCAACAGCATGATAGGGTAATACGGGATACTTATCCCAAAGCATGTGCATAGAAATATTTACGCCAAAACGGAAAAAGGGCCGAGAGTTCCAAGGGCCAGAGCGAAGCGCGGAGCGCGAAAAATTTTAGGGAGAAGATTTTCCGGAGTGGCCGAGGGATAATATCCATAATACTGAACACGGTACAATCCACAGCGCAGTCTACTGTAAAATCTACAGTGGATCTACAGTGAATCTACAGTATGCCCACTGACATCAAAACTGCCAAGACCATCCAAAGCGTAGAACATTATTAGTCACAGCAATGCCCTCTACAATAGTGGTCACAGTGAGTATGTCCCTACGATACTGGGGCAATTGATCAGCTAGTATAAAGATCAAAGGACTTAGCATAAAATGAAGATCCAAGGCCTGAGTAGTGGGATATCTACCTAATAGGGGATTGGTTTCAAAACAGGCATGATGACACCACCCCGTTTGAGCTATAGTACGAGTAGTGTGCCAATCCATGAACAAGAGAGCGCCTGCCGTATAAGCTAGATGTCGATCCTGAGGTGTCCAAGATTCTGCGGCGTTGAGCGTGAGATTTAGGGTGCTAGTGGGTTCTAATGTAGCGTCTACAGTGGTATCCCCAGTGTCAGCATGGGCAAACACGCTAGCACAAGTGAGTAGGAAGATTATGACGTAGCGTAGATATGGCAGCATGTCTATATTTACTCTTAGGGGCCGGTCTATGCATGCATGAAAACCTGTGATAAAAAATAAAAACAACCTGGTGATCTAGATCTGGCGGGTTCTAATATAAGTCGGGTTTTTTTGATGAAATTTTTGGCATTGCTTTTGTTGTTTTTATACAACAGTTTAATATGCATACCAGGCCCCACCAACCAACCCACCGGTGACCCACCATGCCACCAGTCAAAAAAAAGCCCCGTCAACGCCAGCTCAACGGGGCCCAAACGCTCTACGCTAGACTCTTAGTCCATACGGCTACCGCTGTAGATCTTAGCCTCAGGGAATATGCTACGGAAGTAGCGAGCAAAAGCTTCTGCTCCTGCTTCCTTAACAGAGATGCTCTGCGTGGGCAAGCCTGCTGGATCCCACAAGGTCAACGTCTTAGGCCTGTAGCTCTTACGGAAGCCTGCAGCCATAAGCGCCTTTGCTTCCCGGCTGTTAGTACGCTCTACGAAGATGTCCACCCAGCCAAAGCCACAAGCGTCACGCTCGCCTACCTGCGCATACATCTGCTGGGCAGCCGCCACAGCTTCTTGTTGAGCACCCGCCACAGCAGAGATGATCTGCTCTTTAGTAAAACCTTTCATACTAGCTCCTTAGTGTGTTGTGTAAGTCTATATTATAAGGCCCTTTCGGGCCTTTGTCAACCGCAGATTGCGTACTCAGCCAGCTCAGCCCAGTTACGACTGCCTGCCCGGCGGATCTTGACGCATTGGATCAGAGTACGCAGGCTCAACTCTTTCACACGGTCCTGTACCTCGGCGATCAAGTCCATGGCGTCCTCTTTGTGGACCTGTTCGTACTCGGGCATGAACTCACCACTGGTCAGTAGGTGACGCATACGTTCAACCTTTTGCTCTGTGGTCATGCTCAAGTCCACACACAGGCTTCGTGTCACAACGGCTTGATCCAATTGTGAGGAGCTCATGTTACTGATGAAGACCACACGACCTTTGAAGAGGAATGAGTTAGGCAGGTCCTCGTCCTTAAAGTCCGCACGCCATGTCACCACTCGCTGGCTGTATGAATCCAATGCTGTCTTCAGCAGGCTCAAGCTCACTGGATCTTTGAGTACGCTATCACAGTCGTCGAACACTAAGACTGAGTCCTTGTTTTCATACAGCAAGCGGAACAGACCCTTTGCTGTACTGTAGCCTTTGACCACTGTATAGCTCTTACGAGCGCGGATCTCACCTGCCTCTTGTAGGGTCACGTCCGTGAAGCCCCGGGCTCGGAGTGCTTGGACCACAGTATGGCTCTTGCCAAGTCCACCGGGACCGCAGATGATCACTGACGCTTGATCACCACCAGCCACCATGTTCACCATGTCAGTGACAAAGCCAAAGCGCTGATTGATTGTGAACTTACTGGGCACCACCACATTCTTGGGTGCTGTATAAGTGATAGAGACTGGACCGCTACCATCTCTGCGTTGACGGGGTGAACCATCGTTTTTGTAACCTCTTGGCATACTTGCTCCTAGTGTGTGTAAGTGTATATTATACGGCCTTAGGCCGCTTCTGTCAACCGAATTACGAAGCCTGTGTAGTCTTTTTTGGCACGTCCCTTGGCCTTCAAACCAGCGATGCTGCCTTGGGGATCTAGGAAGCGGAGGTCATGCTCATCAGCATTGATCACTGGGAGACCCATGTGTTCTTCAGGCAGACGATCAAACACCGCCGCAATATTGAGGCCTTGCTCGATGGCTTTGGCCACATCCGCATCGTTGCCGTCGGCTTTGGAAAATGTCAAGTGGTAGTTCTTGTACTGGCCGACCTTACGACCCAGGACCTTAGTGTAGTCATAGAACTGTACAGTAGGGAACAGTTCAAAAATGTTCTTGCCCGCTTCAGCTTCGTACTTCTCCCAGCTCAAGTCTGAGGTACCATTCAAGCGGAACACGGGAGTCAAGCCCTGCCGTTCTGCGAACTTAATACCCCGACGGATGTCTGCGACCAAGTTGGTCATAAACTCTTCACGATTGAAGAAGAACTCCACTGTCTTGCGGATACGAGCCTTTTGGATTGTATTGGTATTCTCACCGCGCTTGAACATGCCACCTCTGCCTGCTGTATTAAGGCAAGCGGATGCGCAACCTGCTGTGGCCTTGGGGCAGGTGTTGCGCCCGCTAAGGGTGGATGGGGCAAGGTGTAGGATGAATGATAGGTAGCCAAGTTTCGTTCCCTTTTGGATCTTGGGATTCGCTGTACTTAAGAGCTTGAACATAGTGTGTGTCCTTTAGTGTGTGTAAGTCTATATTATAAGGCCTTAGCCTAGGCTTGTCAACCATTCCTTAACATCAGGATCAACTTCCATCATGCGATCAAACTGGGCCGCAACCAGCATGTCACGCATGGCATAGTATTCGGCGCCACCCGCACGGCAGAGATCTTCCACGGCATGCATGGAAGGCATGCGCCATAGCATCTCGCAGATGAACTTTTGGTTGGGTGTGAGACCAGTGATAGTCAATTCGTCGTCGTCTCGCATTAGAATTCTCCCATGACAATCATGGCCACGAACATGGCCAACAAGGGTGCTCCTAGGACTACGAACAAGTTGAACAAGGCTGTGAACATTGGGGCTCCTTTTCTAGTGTATGCCTGTATTATACAGTCAATCTATTTGGATGTCAACCAAACGGCCTTCTCTAAAGATAAAGTATTCGTTGATAGGGCGGTTGCTGGATCCACGCCACGACCAAATGCAGTCGTTGCCGGGCATGAGTTCATATTCCTCGATGCCCCGGGCTTTATAGTGCTCGGTGACCAAGAGCACCTCCAAAGGGTTAAGACGTCCGTCGATCATTACCATTCTTTGTGATCTCCCAATGCTTCGTTGTCTCTGTAGCCTGCTGAGTAGGCTGTGATTTCCTCAGCGGTCATGTCTTTGAGCTCTACTAGATCTGAGGTGCTGGTAGCGCCCCGATAGTAGTGAGGATTGTAGGGTCTACGGTAGTAGCTATCGGCACTGCCCCTATCGTAGGGACCTCCGTGTCGTTGATCATATGATGTTGCCATTAGTGCTCCTAGTGTGTGTAAGCCTTAATTATACGGTAAAACCAAAGACCCGTCAACCTCTAGGGTTATTGATCTTGTCCTAGTAGGAAATCAAGTAAGTCTATGTCCAAGCGCCAATGGCTGTCATAGACCTGTGATTCTGCCCACATGAGGAATTCGTCGCTGTACTGGTTCATCACATGCTCCAGTAGAGTTCTGAGCTGGGATCGCAAGCTCTGGGACACTCAGTTTCGATGACTACATCAGCGCCTGTCATCAAGCTCTTCACAGTCTTGTAAGTAGGAAAGTATTCAAACGAGAATCCGTCCTTGGGCTTATACAAGCTCTTGAGCTCACGGACTTCTCGCTCCATACCTGCTTCGTCCCGCCCCGTGAACTGATAAGTGCCAACGCATCGTTGTCCTACCTTGTTGCGGCTACCGTACTTGGACACCCTAGTCAAGCGCCGATCTGCCTTGTAGATCCGCAGTGTGTACTCTTGTTTCATATCAGCTCCTTAGTGTCTATGTGTGTATTATAGCACCATTTGATTAGTCTGTCAACTGTCGATCCTTGAAAGTTTCATCATTGGCTAGAGGCTGTAGGAGATGGATCAAGCCACCTTCCATGGCACTGAGTTCAGTCTCGCGCTCTAGTCTGATGTAGTTCAAGGTCCATAGGCTGGGAGTGACATTGAAGTGTTCATTCAACCACTGCCAGCCCTTGGGATAGATTTGATGCTTCTTAGGCGCCCCGTGTGCCTTGGGCCAATGACTGTCCTGTCGGCTACGGATGAATCCCTTGCCCACATAGATTACTCGTTGTTCTTCATCGGTTAGGATGTAGACTCCACGTAGGGTTCTTGGCAGGCTGGCCCAGTCCTGGAATGGCCGGTGTTCAACACGGCAGTCGATGTTAAAGAACTCTTGAACCCTTGTGACTGTGTCTAATACTGTCATGCCAACTCCTTAAAGGTTCTGTGTCTAAGATCTATGGTGTAGGGCTTCTTCCACAGCTCTACCTGTGTGCTGTCCTGTTTCACATAGCCAATAGCCCGTGCTGTACGTCCCCGAGGCGGCTCTGTGAACACATAGACATGATTGGCTGTGGGATGCTCACCCCAGTCTGTGGTCTCTTGAAAAATATAGTGTCGAATCATAATTTAGTGAGTATCCATACTTTGATTGCAAATATAGCTGCCACTGCCAGTGTGATGTAAAGTGTCTGCATCTTGGGCTCCTTTTTAGTGTATGTGTTAATTATACTGCCATTTTAGTGAGTTGTCAACCAAAGGTGAACCCCGCGGCGTTTCACAACGGGCGGGGTTCTATGCCCTTGGGACACTACCCCCTCGGGACTTTTGCTCGGGACACTACCCCCGAGGCTGACCAGCATCGCACTGGTCGGAGCAATCTATGCTGTCTTAAATTCTTTGCCAACGTAAAAATCAATCAATCTACGTTGGATCATTGTTACCAAATCACCTGCGTCATCGGTCACGATGAATCGTACGGGGCAATTACCCCAGGTGTGCCTGTTCTGAAACTCAGCAAACCAACGCCTATGATCCCTGTTAGTGGGGTCGAAGGCCACATAGGGCCTTCCCAAATATGCCAGTTTGCTCATATTAGAAGGATGCTTCTTCCATGTCAGCCAACTGCTTCTCAACTTGAGCCTTGGTAACCTTGGCTGCCTTAATCTTGATACCTTCCAGTGTGGGCTTGGTCTTCACGGCCTTGGCCACTTTCACTGTCTTAGGTGCTTCACTGCGCTTGTCCAACTCGGCTTCCAATGCTGCCTTGGCCGCAGGGTTCTTGTCGGCAAAGCCAATCTCCAACAATTTTTGAACTGCCTGCTCCTTGGTCAAAGGCTCAGTGAAGGCTTCAATCTGGACATCAGTGTGTCCGCCCTTCTCAAGAACCTTAACGCGAAGAGCGTCATTGGCAAATCGTGCTTTGTATTCGCCATTCAGTTTAGAATAGCCAGCGTGTGTAAAAGTCTTAGTAGTCATTTCAATTTCCTATGTGTGTGTTGATCAATCAGTGGCCCATCCACTGTACTTACTATTATACTGCCTTTTGAATTGGCTGTCAACCATTTTTTATGAATTAACCGTTTCAAAAGGACTGTATTGTTCCTGGGGGAAAGCATCTTCCCATTCCACATTGACCTGTTCAATCCAATCGTAGACCATGTCAATGGGGCACTCCAACATCATGGCAATGGTCTTGGGACTATAACCTTCAATGTATAGTTGCTCAATGTCGTAGCTCAAATCCTTAATTTCAGTCATCGTAGGCCTCCTCGCCCATCTCTGTTACTCGTTCTTCAACCACAACCAAATCAACAATCCTAGCTGTTTGGTCCACGTCGCTGATACCTTGGAATGCTGTGCGGAAACTTTGGTACTCGGCCAGGAAGTCAAACACAGCCAATTTGTCCCATTCATCAGGAACCTCAAGCTCCTGTGTCAAAACGGTTTGAACTCGTACTGTTTTCATGCTACCTCCTCTTCAGCGGCCAAAGCCTCTGCCAACGGCACCAACTGCTTATACAACGCTTCATTGCGTTCATGTGTAGTGCCGCAGTACCAAACACCATCTCGCATGATGTAGTAGTATTCGCCACAGCAGTTATCAACCTGCTCAAAGAACTCTTCAAATGTGTGTGCTACCTTCCAGCTGACATTCTCTTCGCCGCGATCGCGTCCGTAAAAGGTACACATATCCTCGGTCAGTTGCTTGAACGCTTCTACTTCCTCTGCGGGCAAGACAAACTGGCTAAAGGCGTGCTTCTCGCCAATGTTAGGACGCAGGCTACTCAAGTCGCCCAGTGCTACGAGGTTATTGGCTTTGGCAGAGTCGTAGTGCTCTTGTAGGATAGCGCCATTGTGTGCCAAGTAGCCGTCCCAGTGGCAGTAGACTGACTTAACAATGTCACCGTGCATAATCCCAATACGTGAACGTGTTCCCATGTAGTGCTCCTAGTGTGTGTAAGTGTTAATTATACAGTAACTCGATGCCAGCTGTCAACCGAACTAACGGCATCCCAAACAGCTTCGCGCACCGCTGTGTCTGTAGCCTCGCTGTAGACTTCTTCCTTGCTCACAGCAATCAACAGGTTCATCACAGTGGCCCAGTTCAGAAAACGCTTGTTGGCCATCTCAACAATGTCGTTGATCACAGCATTGCCAGCATCTGTGAACATTCCATAGTCTTTCATATCAGCTCCTAGTGTGTGTAAGTCTTAATTATAACACAGGCCTGAGCCTGTGTCAACTCGTTTATGCGTGTTCTTTGTCTTCGACTAAGGTCAACATGTTAGCGGGCACACGCCAAAGTCCCTGCACGGTCTTGACTGTGACATACTTGATGGCGATCTTTGTAACAAAGCCAGTGATGTTCTGTCCAGTCTTGTTAGATGTGAAGCTGACGTTGTCGCCAACCATCAAACTACGGATTGTGGTCTTCTGCAGACGCGATTTGGCATACTTGACAGCATCGATGATGCTGGACAATTCACTGTTGGTAAACGAACCAAACATGATTGCACTGTTGATTTTTTCGATATCCATGATAGCTCCTAGTGTGTGTAAGTCTTAATTATACTGCCCTTTGGCTGTCTTGTCAACCAAAGTACTTGATTAAACCTGCGGCACAGATAGCTATACCCACAACGTTGGTCACAATCTGTGGCTTATTACGTACCCGAAAGCTCCAAACCAAGTACAGCAGACCCCCTAAGGAGCCTGCCACGATATTCCAAGGATACATGTCCAAGGACATCAAAGTATACATGGCCATGAAGCAGGCAGTGCCTGCCCACTGGATGATGTCATTAGTCTTCAAGTTCATCCTCATTCTCTGCTTCGTATTCAGCCATGCCGTCTGAGATACCAAACATGTCATCCAAATCCGCAGGGATCGCATCCTTGACAGTCACACTCGTGTAACCACCAATGTCATAAGTTTCATCACCGTTCTCATCGTGGATTCCACAGAAAGCCATGCCAGGCTCATAGTAGTAGGCACGCACTGTGAAGCCCTGCTCCATCAGTGCCTCATAGACTCCAGTAGGAGGGCTCCATGCTGAATCAAAGCCAAAGGTAATGCCCTTGTCATGTTGGGCATCATACTCAACAGTATCGTAGGGATTCACATCCCACTTGGTGCCCCATTCGTTGACACAGAAGTCATACCATGTAGCGTAGCCATGCTTCTCACGATTGGCATTCTCTTGCTCTACGAGCTTGATCTGCTCAGGGCTATCATCAGCACCCACGCGGCCAGCCACAATGTGTAGGCTTTCTGGAACGGGACGGGCAAAGTTACAGAACTTGCCTTCGTTAATTGCTTCAACCAAAGCATACATCTTGGTCTTGTCTTCGTGGTTGATCTCAACTGTGTTGTTGCACCAATTTGGCATATTCGCTCCTTAAAGTGTGTTAGTGTAAGTGTATATTATACAACCAAAATCATGCTTTGTCAAGCATTCGCATCAATTCATTGTTCAAAAAGTCCATCTCAGTCCGCTCCACATAGAAGTCTGTGGTGGGATCGTAGTAGGCACCTTCCTGGGGATCGTAATACAAGACACGACCTGAGAAGTTGAACGGACCTTCAAGCCCCTTACGGGGGCCATACTTGTCACGCATCCTATCCCCAGTGTCCAAAACGCGATATCCCATTGTCAGCTCCTTTGTTGCTAAGTCTTTATTATACGATCGGTTAAACCATTTGTCAACCAAAAAAACATGGCGCCGTGGATGGGACTCGAACCCACCTGATACTGATAGACAATCAGTTGCCCTCCCCGAGGACTACCACGGCTTGAATTAGATTGGGCGGGCTGAGCGAGCACCTCGTTTAATGTTCAGCCCTCAGGCCAACACCCTGTAACTAGCTAGTTAGAAAAGAACTAAAGGAACTCCGGACTACTTGCTCTATACCGTCTATAGTGCTAGTGCCTTCGTCATTACTGCCTGCCTTATCCGCCGTTGCTCGAGGCCTTCATGCCCTGGATACCAGGTACCCGTCGGTACGCTTCCATCTCTCCAGGCGCCTAGCGGTGTAGGTAACCTTTAATGCTTTCCTAACTGTCTATGTCTTTATTATAGCACCGGTTTAACCATTTGTCAATCCCGGGCTATAATACCCTTTCTTTCTACTAGGACTTTGGTGCTGTAGGACAGCTCTTAAGTCCGTTCCAGTGCCACTTGCGACAATGTGTACATTCCATATGTGCTCCTTAGTGTGTAAGTATGTATTATACTGCCTTTTGGGCGCCTTGTCAACTATTACAACCAGCAGTCGTCCGCATCTTCCACAGTCTCAGTCTGTCCCCCAATGTAGCCTCCCTGGAAGCCATTGGGGTTTTCCAAAACCAATCGAGTGCGATTGAACCCGCCCTCTGTGATTCGCACAACGCGACCACTCTGTTCAATGTCTGCTTTGAACGACACCCAGTCGCCTACCCGTACTTCTTGTCCGTCAACGTAGGCTCTCATATCAGCACTCCGGATCAAAGTCATGCCACTCTTGGGCCTCATCGGGTTGGCCATCGCTTTCGCAAAGCCCGTCAAACTCCATCAACTGCTCAAGCGCATCACGCACTCGCCCACTCTCCGAAGTGTAGAAAGTATACTCGCCCAATGTCGTGCGACCCTCGCCTTCTCGGATGTATTCAAAGCCACCGTAGTAGTCCAAGCGTGAGCCTGTGTATGACACAATAGTGTCTTCATCTACAAACAACCTTCCGCAACGGCTATCCAAGCCCAAGTGTTCAGCTGGCTCTTGTCGCAGGCCCTGCACGTGACGCTCCACTACCTCAGCGATAGCATCCAGCAGGTCTGGTGTTGAATCAAACTGTGTATCTGTAAAGTAACCCATTTCAGCTCCTAGTGTGTTAGTGTAAGTATGTATTATAAGGCCTTTTTAGGGGCCTGTCAATGCCTAGCTACAAAATATTTCTTTGCTAAGGATCTTGTCCTCTACCAACTGATAGCAGGCATTTAGTGTGTAGGTCATGATCAAGTGTGCGTTGGCCCGCTGACTTCGGGGCAAGCTGTCAATCAAAGCCTGGATCTCGCCCAATGATGGGGAGGTGAAAAAATTGTTACGGGGAATGGGGTTCTGTACCACGTCGTATGTTCCGCTCATCGCATGCTCCTTAAAGTGTGTTAGTGTATATTATACTATCAATCTGCTAGTGTGTCAACTATTATTGTCTCAGTAAACTCGTCCTCAACACGCTCTAGTGCTACCTCTAGTGCCTCTGTTTCGTCTGTAGCTTCAACTTCAATCTCAAATTCTCTTGTAATTTGTACTAAAAATGTTTTCATCTTCGCTCCTTAAAAACTTATTATAACGCATTCTGTCCAAAATGTCAAATGCGCTATAAAAAGCCCTTACGGGCTGTAGGGTTATTATATAACATTAATCCACGTAGTAGTCAACCGTTTGCAATAGTGTGCTCATTGCGTTCTCTAACTCGTTAAAGCACTCCAGTTCCACTAGTTTCTCGCCATCGCATGTTGCTGTTAACAGCATAGCTTCCACTTCCGCTAGTTTAACAAGTATTGCATCTTTCATTTGTGCTCCTTTTTTAGTGTATGTGTGTATTATACTGCCAATCCGCCAGCGTGTCAACAAGTTTATTGTAAAGTTTTGTAAACCATGACTGTTGTGAAAATACAACACAAAAAACAGTTGACACAGAGCCAGTACTGCGCTATAATACACACTTACACTAAAAGGAGTACTAAAATGGGTCAATACGCTAACACAGTAAACGCATACGCTATGTCCGCCGCTCGCGCAAAAGTATACACTATGCAAAACACGCTACAGAGCTACGGTCAGACCGCTTATATGCTAAATGTAAGCACAGCCAAGTTCCGTAAGGACATCGAAGCTAAAAAAGTAAAATTTATTGCCCTATTGGAAAAAGAGCGTGTTGCGCAATTACAACAAGAGCTGGCACGTTTACAAGCAAAAACTGCTTGACATCTCGCCCCGAAAGGGCGTATAATACACACTTAAACACTAAAGGAGCACTATGTCAAAAGCACTTAACAAACGCATTGCCGACGCCTTCGCTACAATTTACGACCAGGGCGATAACGGACTAGAGTACATGGACGGCCACACTGCGCTGGACCCGGCTCTAATGGAGCACTTTTACAATGACACAGTAGAGACACTGTCTAAAGCAGATCGCACCCGCATGGCCCTAATGTTGGAGACCATTGCCAGCGATATGGACATGGACTTAGAGTGTTAAAAGTGATGGGGACTAGGTCCCCTATACACTAGTACAGCACGTGAGCAAGTATCTCCATGCTGTCCCGCCTCGCTTGTTCCTGCTGTGATCAAGCTCACCACTAGCCTTAACCTGTTAGAGTTTAGGTCACGAGTTCGGACTGTGTGCGCCGGATCTATGATCACTAGCTCAATGTGATTTAGCTGACCCGACGGACTCTAACCTCCTGATCAGCATCACACATCTTTATCCACTGGTCCTACGGTTTATCAAACATTTGGTGGGCCGTCTTGGAGTCGAACCAAGCACCAATGGATTATGAGTCCACTGCTCTAACCAACATGAGCTAACGGCCCTATATACACTCTATACACTCTATACAGCGGGGTTTTTCTTGCATGCAAGAACTTAGACTACGAGCTCCTGTTGCTGAATCCACTATATACAGTGTGTATTAGTATCTTAGTCTATGTACTTATTATACACGGACGCCACGGTGTGAGCAATCAGGAAGTTGTTGACACCGTTGTACACACGCAACACTAGGGTAAAATAATGGTAGAAAAATTGTGAAGAAAACACGAGAAATCCCAGTCTAATCCTGGTGTGAAAATGGTGAGAAATGGTGGAGAATCATGGTGTTCTAGCGGGGTTTTTGGTGTGAAACAGTGCCTAAACTAGGGATTTTTGGCTAAAATTTTTTTGGATGGGTGGAGTCACCGTCGGCTATAGTCAAATGGTCCGTTGAAGATTCAGTCAAAATCCGTTGAAGATTCACCAGTTCTTCACCAATTCTTCAGTCTGAATCCCGTCACAATCTTCACCAAGTTTCTACCCGTTCTTCAACTGCTTACAGCGGGGTTTTCACACTGGATGATGCTGTCCGCGCTGAGTTCGTACAGCGGGGTTTTTACGCCACTACTTCAAACAGTGTGTTCACGTGTTGAAGTCTGATATCACGTTCCTGCAGGCTATTACTAATAGCCATGCGTTCGAATGTGGGTACTTCGTAGGTCCAAAGATTGTTGACGTTATCCTGTCGACGTGCGATTCTATTAGGCGTTCCATCTGGGCTGAATGGAATTTCCAAATTACCCCGGTCTGTAGTAATATGCTCATACTCACATCGGGGAATAATAAACCAATAAAACTGGTTGGGTCCTAGATGATTGCCACGTCGATTTAGAATCTGTACTCTGAGATCACCAGTCTTGTTATGTAATCCCGATATGTTAGCTCCATAGCTCTTGCCCTTGCTGTGTCCACGACAAGTAGCGTATTTGACTTCACTACCATCGCGGATATCCCAACCCTTTTGACTGTCATGCCACCATCCACTGAGGTTAGCCACTGCCAACTCCATGAGAGTACTTACTTGTAGTCCGCCCAATTTAGCCAGCAGGGTTACAGTTTTTGGATCCATAGACTCACCCCCGGGAATATATCTACGGAACTGTTCAAAGTGTAGGCATTCCTGTTCAGTGGCTGATTTAATTGTGCTCATGGTTCTCTCTCCGATCTTGTGAGGGTTTATTTTGTAAATCTTGGCATACCTGCCTCAGTGCCTGCATATTGGAAATTATCCAGTAGGGGCACCAGCCGGGCCATGGCCGTGGCATTGTGTCGTTCTATTACTCGATGCTCGCCATCAATCAACATGTAATACAAATTAGTTGTACCTTCGTCAACCTGCGGCCCAAAAATATATTCCAAATCTTCTAATATCATAGTTCAACTCCAAAATGTTGTTTAATCGCTTGTGTGCCCTTGCGTTTCATACTGCCTTGATATGGCACCATTTCTTTCCAAGTATCTACTTCTGCTTCAAACGATTGAGCACATTCTCTCACAATCAACTCGGCGAACTTTTCTGAAAATTGTAGCAAGCCTTCATATGTCATGGTGTCCCAGGTGTGACTGAATTCGCTATCTAGTGTCTTTCCCATAAGGGCTTTAATTCGTTCGTTCATAACCCTATCTGCTTTCCGAATAAACAATACACCTCAAACCATCGTGTGGGTGGATTCTCAATGAAGTAAGGATTCACACGGAATGTGATTTCCCAATCTCTTGACCACTGAAAATGTCTAGTGCCAAATCTAATATTAAACCAAAGATTGCTCATTCTTCAACTCCGAAATGTTCTTTTACAAATTTACCAATGCTTTGCCATTTTTCTCTAGTAGCATCAGCATTGTCGGCAACCTCGGCACATTCCCGAACGATCAACTCGGCGAACTTTTCTAATTCGTCATTATCAAATACAGTTAGTCCATCATTGTCATTATCAGGATGTTTAAGAGCCTGTAGGGCAAGTTGTTTGGCTTGCTCATTCATTATTTGACTCCAAAATTTGGAT